CGTGTCGTCTCGGTGCTTTGGATCCGGAGCGATGCCTTGGGCTTGGAGTTGTTTGTAGTATTTGGTCACCTGTACGTCGCCGCCCTCGGCACGGATCATGGCTTCTTGCATGCGGTTCAGGATTGACCGATATTGACGAGGGATCTTCATTTCGACGACTGAGGTTGATTTGAACTCCTCTCGATCCTTGGGGTCTTCAGAGGTAGCCATTCCTCGGATCCGCAAGTATTCGTTGAAACTGGCTTCGTTGTTGGGGAAGTCGTTGCGGACGTTGTGGGCAAGGGCGTTGAGGATCTTCTTCCGTTGTGGAGCGGGTAGAGCGTCATAGGCCTTTGCAACAGCGGGGTCTAGGGCTTTGAGTTCTTCAGGCGTGGTTGGGATCTTGTCGCCGAAGTCGCCAATGATGCCTGCGGTTACTGTGGTGACGTTCTCGGTTTCAGTGTCTTTGATATCTTGCTTGCGCCGAGTGTAGAGGACCCGAGTCGCTTGCTCTGCGGCGAGTTTGAACTCCTCATCACCCGGACGGAGCCTCTCAGCTTCGGCGACAGCGGATTTGACTCGGTCTTCCAGCCCGCGCTCCGGTGGCTTGTTGCGGTTGTCGGAATAGAGATCCTTGGTTTGGGCTTGGGCGATTGACCGTGCGCCGACTTGGTTTCGGGCAGACTCAAGCGCGTTCTGGATCTTGGTCTTATCCTCATACCAGATATTGCCTTCGAGCTTCTCAAACATCTCCGTGGCTTCGAACGGCTTGGACTTCGCAAGCTCGATGATCCGTTCCGCCATGATCGACGAGTTGCCTTTGTCGACTGCGTTTTGAATCACCCCCGGAGGCTTGTCACGGAGTTGCTGGCGAACGAGTTCTTCGTTGCGACGGATGCCTTCGGTGAAGACGAATTCGTCGTCAGGGTTCTTGCTGACTTGGTTGAGGTTTGCTACCCGTGCGGCGTCGTAGGACTGGCTGACGTAGGCTTTGTTCTGTGTTGCGCTGTGAGAGGCTCCGTTGACGATTGCATGAGTCATCGTCCCGAAGGTGTGATTGTCATACATCGTCTGCGCCTGCTTAGACGCGACTTCGGTCTTGAACTTGTCCCGAGCTTGGCGGATGGCTTGGGTGTAGGCAGGTTGGGCCTTGACTGCTTCTTGTCCTTCGAGGAGGTTGAATTGAGTTGAGATCTTGCCGACTTCGATGGTGTAGTCTGCGGCAGCCTTCCGTGCCTCGGCTTGGTTGTATTCCGTCTGCATCTGCATTGCGCGTTGGAAGATGTGTTCCCCAGCGCCTGCAACATCGCGGCCGAAGCCGGAGATGGCCCTAGCGACACCTGCACCGAAGGCACCCTCGGGCATGTCGATGTGGACCTCAGGGAGTGTGGTCCCTTGGGCGGCTTGGGGGATTGGGCTGTAGGGGATTTGGGGCATTATGCTGACCATCCAGAGACGTTGAAGTTTTGGTCGTAGGTGGTGATACCCGGCGATGGTGCAGAGCCAAAGGCGTTGGACGCTTGGGTCCATTTGCCAGCGACGGACCCTGCGGTGGCGGCGAAGGTGCCCATGGCCGCGATATCTGCGGCGTCTTTGGCATCGGCTCCTGCCATGCGAAGGCCGACAGCTTCCGCGTCGAGGGTCTTGGCACGATTGCGGAAGCCGAGGGCCTTGGTCCCAGCCTCACGATTGATTGTCATTTCATCCTGCATGCCCACCGCACGGGTGGATTCACGAACCGCTGTGGCGCTGGAGCCGTTGATATCGAATCCACTCGCAGCTTGAACGGATGTCTGTCGACCGATTGTCTGAGAGGTAATATTCCCCTGTCGCTCAATGTTGAATCGCGAGGCTTCCAAGGTGATGTCGGAGTTCTGCCTCGCGATCTTGGCGTTCATCTCCGCGATGCCAGCTTTGTATTCCGCTTGGCGCTTGGCGGCTGCGCCTGCTTCCTTTTGACCAAAGGCTGCCATGATGCCGCCACCAGCTGAGGCTGCGGTACCTACTGCCATCATGCCGATTGTGAATGGATCACCCATTGAATTCTCCGATTATGAATTTCATCCGGCTGCCGTCGGGCTCGTAGAACTTGGCACCGAGCCATTTGAGCCAACGGACTGCGCGGGTGTTGTGGATGTCTGTGACGCCGTAGATCGCGGGGTAGAGGGACTTCATATGCTCCATCACGATTTGCGAAGTGCGGATGAAGGTGAATTTGTGGATGTCGATCTCGGGCGTTGTGTAGAGCCAGAGGTACGCATGGTCGGATAGGAGCGTTGGGGGGATCAGGCCCCAGGCACAGGCTGGCTTCTCGCCGATGTAGCCGACCCAGAGATGGGAGGCGTAGGCTGTGCAGGACTCGAGGGCGAGATGATCCTGTGGGGACAGGCTCCCACCCCGCATTTCGATAATCATCTGCCGCATGTTATCTCGGTCGACTTTTTCAACAGGCATCATGACGGTCACTTCGGTGTGTCGCCAACGGCGATTTGGGGGATCAGGCCCAAGATCGTCGCAGGGTATGGGAGCGATTGCTGGATGCAGTATTGGCCGGGGACGGTCCATGCTGGGTCGAGGGCTTGCTTGGCGTCGCCGGTGACGAGATCCAGCACCACTTCATTCGTATTCTTGCCGACGTTCCCGACGATCAGATCTTCCATATTAACGAGGTTGTCGAAGTCGGTGCCGATTTGCAGACCGAGGGTATTGGCAACCCTCACTGTCACTTCCGGCAGCTTCTTCATCTTCCCTTGGATTGTTGGATTGCCCGTGTCGATCCCGAGGGTTTTGAACTTCGGAGTGTAGGCAAGGCCGACGACAACGCGGGTGTAACCAGTTGCTGGAGACGCGGGAGCAGGGAGAGTGAATGCGCCGGTAGTTGCCATAACGAAGGGTGTGATAACTGTCACCTTCCCGGTATTGTCGGTCGCAAGGCCCGTTACCGTTGCTCCTGCAAGATGTTGCGCCCCGGTAAAGGACAACGTGGATGCTCCATCATAACGAAGCCCCGCATCCACTTGCCAAGCATTCGTTGCGCCGATCGGGAAAAACTGTTCAACAAACCGCTCGATGTATTGAACTATCACACCGTTGATGCTTCGTTGAACGACAGTGTAGACTGCATCGACGTTACCGATCAAGGATGTCTCGGTGATTGAGGCGATGGATTTGTATGATCCTTCAGTAACTCGATGTGTCCAAGCGATCATCTCCTGTTCACGAAGGAAGGTCAGGCAAAGAAGAATGCCGTCGTTCCGTACGGCCCAAACAAGTTTACAAGGTTCTTCTGCAAAGGCCCACTCGAGGATTTGATACCCAAAGAACAAATGAGAAGATTGGACTGAGATGTCCGCGCCGGTATAGACCTGTTTACTGTAATTGAAAATGAGATCGCGGACGATGGAGTTCTTGGCTTGAATGTAGAGGATATCATCGACGGCGATAAGCGGCGGTGGGTTCGATGATCCATTAAAGATCTGAGCGTTAGCAACCGCATCGATAGCGTTAAAGGCCGCGCCCGGCGATCCTCCATTTATCAACCATGCCAGTCGATCGGTGAGGATAATCAAACCTTGCGGTTGGGAAATCGCTGATTGGATTGTATTCAACTGACCAGAGTTAAGCGTCCCCTGAAAAGCGTCAGAGGCGAGAATAGGATCTGATACGTTGAAGTTGAATATCGCAGATGGGTTCGAGGCGTTGATCTGGTTGGGTGAAGAAGTAAGACCCATCAAGAATAGGCGTTGTTGATGGAAAGCCGGGACCGTTGGATTGCCGGTGACTGCGGTACCGGTTGTGGCAGTGGCGGTTGCTGCGCCGGTCGAGAATGAAACCGTTGGCGCTGCGAGATACCCAAGGCCGGGAGTGTTGATAGTGACTCCGGTCACGCCCCAAGTTACAGTGAAAGTCGCGCCAGTGCCAACACCGGGATTACCAATACCACGAGAATGAGTTAATACCGGAAGATTGTTGGCTGGAATAGTACCACCAGAAATGCTACCGGGGTTAGCAATACTAACGGCAGTTACCCCACCTGAAGCTACCGCTGTAACACTTAAGAAAAGTCCGCCTGCCAAACCAAGAACATCGCCGACAAGGTACGCGCCAACTCCACCACCACCAGAGCCGCCACCACCTGCGACAGTTACTGCGGTAGCTTGAATTAGTGCAAAGCCAGTCGCGCCGGTACCACCACTGACAGGTGTGAAGGTTACAGCCGGAAAAGCAAGACCGGCATAAGAACCAGTGACACCCATCACAACCGATTGAACGCCTGTACCCGAGAATGGGTTAGTAACGATCGGTGAGTTGATAGAGAAATCTGGAAGATAGTTGGAGTCATAAAAAGTGGTTGAGGTAGTGTTGCCGATGAAGCCGAACATCGTACCGGCGCTGATAGCATTCGATTGGCGTGGGAGGGCTTTGTAAATGTTATAGCTTACCGCGCCGGTAACACCAGTCCACGAAAGAGTGTTGGTACCTGGAGTGGTCCGCAGATCCAATAGAGGAGATGCAAGGACGCTGGTGATAAGCGCCGAAGGTGAGGACTCTTGTCCATTCACATCGACTGATGTTATGCGATAGGCGTAATGCCAGGTGCCTGCGCCGAGGGTGGTGGCGAACGCAAGGCTGGCAGTAGGCGGTGGAATTGTCGGCCCGATGACAATTGGTGCGAGTGTCCAGTTCGTCGCGCCGATCAAGGTTAAGATGTAAGGCGTGTAGTTAGGATGACAGAACGCCATTATGTTAACGTCTTGAGCATACTTTATTTGGTTGAGTTCGGTAGAGGCATACGGCGAGGCGATTGTATAGACACGGGCAACTGTGCCGCCGGAGGTGTAGGCAGAGTAGAACGCAACGTTGGTGTTGATTAGGTTACCTGCGAGATCGGCGAGTTGGAACGTCGTGCCGGTTGCGCCTGCCACGGTGTAGTAGTTGCCGTTGACTTGAGTCATACCAGCAACGCCGGTGATGAACACTCGATCACCGTTGACGTAGGCACCGCCACCGTGGGTGACGACGCCGGGGTTGGCTTTGGTGATGCCGGTGATGGTCTTCGCCGTTTCGACGACCGGCACACCGTTGTTGAGGAAATAGAGTTTCAAGTTCTCGAAAACGAGGATATAACTGATGGCGAGGGATGCTTGGAACGGGATTAAACGAACAGCGTTCGTGCCGGAGAGACACTGGTAGATGTACTTCGATCCCGGTGAAGCGGTAGCGCCGCCGCGATAGTCGACGTAGAAGTTCTCCAGCAACGCTGCGCCCGTGTGGTACTTGGCAACGTCGACTCGGGCGTTGAGGTTCGGTGCCCACTCGCCGGAGGTAAACGCAGTTTGGATTACTGGCTGTGCCATAGTGCCTCAGTATGCTGGGATTAGCCCGCCCCAATCGAAGCCGCCGTAGGGCCCTGCGACCATGCCGTTGGCCCAGTTGACACCTCGGGTGCGGATCCAGTCGGGTGGGATGTCGTTGATTGTAACGCCTTCGTTACCGTCGGCTTTACGGGCTTCGGTGATGGAATGGTTGGCGAGTTGGATGCACATGTTGGCGAGGGTCTTATCGCCGGTCAGGGCCATGCAGATGTTCGCGCCGAGGGCGTTGTAGAACGCGTCTTGGAACAACGGATCCCAGACGTTCGGGTCGAGGACTTGGGCGACGTAGACCATCACAGCGGATTGCTGGTTGGCGAGGAGGACCCGTTGCTGGACCGGGGTTGAGGATTGGGTCAAGGTGAAGGTTGCGTTGACGCTTGGGGTAACAGGTGCGCCATAGACGTTGACAACTGAGGCTGAGGCTATCGTGCCAGTTTGACGACCGAAGTAGGAGCCGCCTTGGGGCGTCGCGGCGTCGATGATTGTAGAGACGACTTCGACGGTTAGGACACCACCAGCAGAGACGGTAAGGACGCGGAGTTGGACCGGTGCGCCGATTGGGGCTGAGCCTGACACGGTGCCGGGTAGGGTGATGATATCACCGATGGAGTAGCCGTTGCCAGGTGCGACGATTGCGGCTGCGGTGACTGGGAAGAAGGTGTCGACGCCGACTTTGAACACAATCGGACCGGGGGCGTAGGTGGACGGATAGCTGCCGGTGGTCGCGGTGGTGATTGGGGTACCGACCATCCCGATCTGTGTCGATGGGATGATCCAACAGGGCTTGAGGCAGTCGACGGGGTATTGGTATTCGTACGTCCACGGCGGGCGTGGAAGTCCCGGTCCCCATTGAGGCTGAGCCTGGGAGGTGTTCTCAGGCGTGCCAGAGATCGAGGTGATGTAGACGAGGCTTGCGGTTTTCATCCCGCAATTCCATGGAGCCATGCGAAGCAAGCTGTCCCTTGTGTTTTCATACGCAAGGTTGGCCTGCTTCGCCTCGTTGTTGCTGCCAGCCAGCAACTGCGCCGCAGTCAGCGTCGTGCGGGAGCCGAATGACTGGAGGGCGAGGTTTACTAGGCTGACTTGATCGGTCATCAGTGTCGTCCTTGTGTTCCGCCCTTGCCACAGTTGTCACCGCCAAGGCCAGGGGATTGTTTGGTCTGGGAAGTGGGCCCCTGCGGAGGGGAGTAGGGGAGATCTTTCTTGATCGGCTTGCCGCCGTCGTGGGTGCCTGATGACATTATGCGGGTTCCTTCGTCGGATAACCGCGTTGGGGCTCAGCCTTCTCAGCTGCCAAGGCAGCTTCTTCCTGTTCCTTCTTGTACTTGGCTTCAGCTTCTTCCTTCTCCTTCGCAGCCTTCTCGGCGGCTTCCTTGGCTCGGGTGTCGATGTTTTCCTGAGCTGCTTTGTTGATCAGATCAAGCTCGTACTGAGCCTCGCCGACCAACGCACCTACTTTGGTGTTTCCAACAGCCTTGGTTTGCACGTCGAGTAGGACTGATGCGGCGACGTAGTCGATTTTATTCATAGGGTATCCTTTCTATGGTTGGGGGTTACTTGTGCTTGCCTTGAGAGCCAGTGGCGTGGACGGTCTTGCTCACAGGTGCCGGGGCGGCGCAGACACGACCACCCTAAGGCGCAACGGGTCTCTTGCGCCCCACGTTGCCCACTTGCCCGGCCCCGCCAG